GGTGAACAGGAACGCAAAACTGTTGAAACAACAGGTTATCAACAGCGCCTTGGCTACGCAGCAGCTGGTGAGCAAGAACGTTTAACCCAAGCCCAACGTTATGCTGGTGAAACTGGATTGATCCAGGAAACAGGAGCGCAACAACGTCTCGGAACCGTAACGGCAGGTGAGCAGGCACGTTTAACCCAAGCCCAACGTTATGCTGGTGAGACGGGATTGATCCAGGAAACTGGAGCGCAACAACGTCTCGGAACCATAACCGCAGGTGAGCAGCAACGACTTGGTATTACTGCGACTGGGGAACAGGAGCGTTTAACCCAAGCCCAACGCTTTGCTGGTGAAACTGGATTGATCCAGGAAACGGGAGCACAACAACGTCTCGGAACCATAACGGCAGGTGAACAACAACGACTGGGCATCACTGCTACTGGGGAACAAGAGCGCCTTGGTATCGCAGCAACCGGTGAACAGGCACGTCAAACTCAAGCCCAGCTCCTTTCTGGCCAAGAGCGTCAGATTGGGTTGACTGGTGAGCAGGCACGTCAAACCCAAGCCCAGCTCCTTGCTGGTCAAGAACGTCAGATTAGCCTGACTGGTCAAGAACAGCGAGCAACACTTGGTAAGTCCGGCGAGGAAACTCGTCTCACAGACTTGCAACAAGAGATGTTTAGGCGCTATAAAGAGAACCGAGATTACGAACAAGCTCGACAGCAGTACCGAACATGACGGAATGGATTCAGGTTTTAACCGATAAAGACCGCGAATCCTTTCTTGCCTTCTGCAGACGCGCCAGCTCTCCCATACAAATGTACCTGTACGCCCGATTTCTCGGGTTTACAGGTAGCATTGTGGAATGCGATGAATGGTCCAAGAAAGAATTTAAAAAACGAAATTTTAATGCGCTGTTAGAAAATGAGATCGATTTCATGCAACAGGATATCGCTAAATTGCGCGATGCTATTGACATGGGAATTGTCAAACAAGACATGGGGACTTCCCGAATCGCTATGCTCCAGAAAGAGCTTCGGGGCTCTATTAAACAACTAAATGACGAAAAAGTCTTGTTAGATAAGCAAGGTTTAATTCTTGCTGGGGCTGACCGAGCTTTGCGGGAAATGGTTTCTATCTTTCGTGATGATCCCATCGAGGGTCCTCTCCAGGAAGCATCGATGGGTGTCTGGACCAAGATCCTGGCGGAGGAGTCGTAAGAATAATTGCGCTAAGCTACGGGCATGGTAGCAACCAGCATCTATTCTGTATATCGACGGACGGCTCGTGCAGCAGCACAAAAACGTGTTGTCAAACAAACTAGTACGGTAGATATTGAAAGAGCTCGAACAGATTTTGGTTACTTTTGTGAGGTCGTTGGTGATAAACCACCTGCAGATCATCATAAAGAATGGCACAAATATTTGTGTACCGAAGAAGACAGTGAATGCTTGGTTGGTATTGCGGGACCAAATGTAGATATTCTGGCACCCAGGGGTAGTGCTAAATCTACGGTTTTAGGTTTATTTACGGCTTGGGCAATCGGTATTCACGCTCTGCATAAAAAGCCGCTCAAAATTCTATATATTTCCTATACCGTTGATGTTGCTCGACCGAAGAGTGCTGCAATTAAACGCATTATTGAGGAAAGTAAAATTTATGGTGAAGTATTTCCAACCGTAAAAATTGCCAAGGGAATTAACTCCAATGAATACTGGAGTATTGATTGGAAATTTGCAGGCATTAAATCTACTGGTGAAGAAGAATTTACTGTTTGTTGCGCCGGTTTAAAAGGTGCAGTGACATCAAAGCGTTCGCATTTGTGCATTATTGACGACGCTATTAAATCGGCTGACGATATCAAAAACAGGGATATCCGTGCGGCTATGGAAGATAACTGGAATTCCGTTATTGTTCCTACTATGTTTGAAGGTGGAAGAGCAATTTGTCTTGGTACCAGATTTAGACATGATGATATCCATAACACAACATTCATTCCATCAAATGATTGGGTGCAAATTGTTCAATCGGCTATCACAATTGACGAGCAGGGTGAAGAATTGTCATATTGGCCCGCGCTTTGGTCTTTAGATTATTTAAAAGATCGACGTAGGCAGGCGCCAATTGCTTTTAGTTTTCAGTACCAGAATCAAATTGTACAAACTAGTGAGTTATCCCTGTCTCCTGATTTAATTGTTAAAGGCGCCATCGCCACTCAATTTGATTCTCTTGGTGTTGGAGTTGATTTATCAGCTGGGATCCGAGAACAAAATGACTACACCGTGTTCACAATGGGTGGTCGTGTTGGGGACAGAATTCATATCATCGATTGCAAAAGAATTCGCATGATGGGAAACCTGGAAAAACTCGAATCATTGATGGAGATGATGGAGGAATGGGGTATTGTACACAAAGATGGAACTCGGTACTTCCCCACTGGTAGTAATATTGACATCTGGTCTGAAGCGGTCGCGTATCAGGCTTCGTTAGAAGCGGATTTCAAGCGTATTTGTCTTGGAGACCATGGCCTCTACAACATGAACTGGCATGCCATCAAAGGCTTCCGTGGTGACAAAGTAGCCAGGTTCCGTGGCATCATGGGTTTGTTCGAGCAACGGAAAATCATTTTTAATAAGTACAGGCGCTTCGGGTATTTGCACGATGAAATCGTCAATTTTGGCGTCAGCTCTCACGATGACTGCGTTGATTCACTGGTCTGGTTGTGCAATGGTTTAATGACCAGAGGGAAACTCCAGCTGGAGTTCTAAATCAGATTATGTGGTATAAAGTATTTTGGACCTAGACTTATAAAATCACCCAATGTCCACCAGCTATTACAACGTCGAACTTGAACAGGATGTCTACGGCTCTGCCGTAATCCCGCTTCCCGACGAATTGTGTCACGACATGGCACTTCAACCAAACGAGCGTTTTGAACTCGAGGTTGAAGATGACGTAATTACACTAAAACGCATTGCTGTTGGCTACGATATTGACGAGTAATCCTTAACCACCCATGAGCGACGGAAATAAAACTGCCCTCGATGACATTCTTAAGGCAGTCATAACTCGCGATGGTAGCGGCACAGCAGACACGATGCTGGTCAATGCGCATCTCGGCCAGATGCGCATGTTCGGGATCCGGCAAGGTGTTGAATTTTATCCAGAACAAGACAACCTTGGTACCCAACGGTTTGACTTTATTCAACAGGTAATCAAATTTAATAAGCTGGATGCCCGTTTAGATTCAATTTGGGACCGGTTTTTGTGCTACGGAAAAGGACTGTTTTATATCCGCCCCACTAAAAAAACGTATCGTCTGTACTGGTTCGATAAAGATTCGTATCGCACCTATTACTCTCCGGATGGCGATCTAGAAGAAGTCATCATTATCTATCCGTATAAAGTTCGCTCCACTCGTGGTTTTCAGGGTGTTGGACTGAATACGGATAAGCGGTATATGAGACTTCGGATTACCGCTACGGAGATCGAAGAGTTTCATAGCGAGCAGGAAATTACGTTTGATATGCCAACAATGGAGTTTGGCGTATTTGACAAAAAGACAGTTGTCAACACCATGGAATTTATTCCCTGTGTTGAGGTCTTTAACAACCCCGATGCCTTTGGTACTGAAGGGGCTGGTGAATTTGATTGGATGTCAAACCAAATCATCGCACACGATGAGATGGTTAAAAATATTCGCGCCAACCTGTCCTTCTTCGGTAATCCCACTCTCCTTTCATCCAGGCCCAAGCAAGACATTGTTGAAAGCGGGGATACTGATGTTTCCCAACGACCAAGCATTTCAAGCCAATCAGGATTTCAATCTGAATTCTTTTTATCAAGTTCCACGTACAAACAAGATAACGTAAATCGACAGCCTCCTGGGTACATTGGTAAACCTGGAAGCGGCATGAGGGTTCCTCGGGTTATCGCCAACCTGGAGCCAACTGATCGTGTCGGTTTTATTACACCGAATGCTGTAAGCACTGATCAGGCTAGGTACGCAGAGCAGTTAAGAAGTGAGATTCGACTGGCGTTGGGCGGTATTGATGATTTGAGTATCACGAATGTCACTGCTACTGAAATCAAATCTGCTTACGGTCGTGTTAGCGCAACGGCAAAGAAAAAATGCTTGCAACTCTATACGTATGGAATTTGCAAGTGTTTTGAATTAATGATTTTCCAGGAAGAGCAAATCTTTAGGAAATCATTGGCTTACGCTTCCGGAATTAAATACCCAGCTCCTCCCGAGGATCCAAATGATGAAGTTGCTGTTGCAAAATATGAAAAGCAAAAGTCAACTTACGAGAAGAAACTTCAGAAGGCTATTGATACGGCATTAGAAACAAAAGAAATTCCTGATGGCGTTCTAGGTTTGGCTCCAGATGGAGATCGATCTGTAGCCTGGCGGTGGATGGGTCCTGTTTACGAGGATACTGCACAAGATAAATTAAACCAGTCTATTTTTACTCGTAACTTACAAGAGTTAGGGGTTGATAGCATTGAAGCACTGAAGTATTTGTTCCCTTCAAAAACGGATGACGAAATCGCGGGCATGCTCTCGGGGTTCCCATTCCGGATGGTGGGGGAAGTACAGAGGGCCTACTCCGCATTTATTGACCTTGTCAATTTAGAAATGCGGACACCGCATCCGCAGCAACCGAATTTACCGATGGCTGCGGATCCAAGACTTGATCTTACCCCCTTCCTTTACCGAACTCTCGAAAGCCTACAAAAAGAGGTAACCTATGCAGGCCGATACCGCAATGCCGACCCAATCGGCACCCCAAGTATCTCCGACCCAGCCGATCAGCTACGCGGCTCCAATGGCTCAGACGGCGGCCCAAGCTCCGGCGGTGGCGACCAACTCTCAATGGGTGGCGCCTTACCAGCAGATGGTGGCCCCAGCCCCGCAAACCCAGGCCCAGATGGGGGTCCCCAGCTACCCATCAAACCCTACAGCGTTTTACCCCCAAGCACCCCAGGAAGCCCCACAAGCGGAGAATCCGTACAAGGAGGCGTTCAACCGGGTGGTGGGGCTCCTGAGTTCGCCCGTCCAATTCCCATTCCAGGGTCAACAATCAGCAGTGACTCAACCGGTAAACCCGGCCAGTTACGCTTCCCAACAAGCTCCCCAGTACAGCAACGCGGGGATGCCGACCTCTATGCCTGGGACCAGCAACAACCAGGCCTACTCCAACGGTTATTCCCAACCTTCACAGGAAATCAGCCAGGACCAACTCCTGGCAAACGGAGTAAGCCCGCAAAGTCTTGAGGTTATTAATTATTTTGGCGCGGACGTTCCCGCCATCCTCAATACCTACGCTTGTCAGCTGGAAGACGCGCTGATTCAAACCAATCAGCAACTCATTGAAGCCGTTGGTCTCCTTCAGGAGCTGTCGAATGAGCACAAAGCTTATGAGACCATCCTGACCGATCCCGATGTCCTCGCAGACTATACCTGTGAGTTCTTCGGTGAGAATGGTCCTTATCCGATCCCTGATTCGGAGATTGGTTATGCTCCCGCTCAGCAGGGCCAAGCCGTTGGTCAACAGTACCAGCGTCCGGCTGCTCCTCAGCGCCCTGAGATGCCTGTTCCTCCTCAGCCTCAAGCGCAAGGCAATCCCATGGATTTCTGGAATAGCTTTGGCTCTCTGGCTGATCGTGACCCTGCAAATGCTTGGCGCTATCTGAATGCTGCTCAGTCCAACCCTGAAGTGTTCCGCCAGAAACTCCTGGTGATGGAGTGATATCGGTAAACCGAGTAAATCGCGTTTATCAGAAAAATAAGTAAATGTAAAATAAGGGGTAGCAATAGCTGCCCCTTTTATTTGTAATATTCATGACTGCTAAGAAGGAGAGCGCTGGCAAAAGAACTGATCAGTTTTTGGCGAAGATTGGTACCGCTGGTGGTCCAATTGGCTCTCCATTTCTTTTTAGTTTTGGTGCCGGCAATCTTGCGCAACAAGTGCAATCTAGTATGGTGGACGAGTATGCTCCGATCCGAGCTCGTGGCTTTGCGCCCCAAATCGGAAGCCCTAATGCTCCTCAGCCTCCAATGCCTAGTGATTTGGATGCTTCCTATCTGAAATTGAATCTCCCTGGTTCGCCACTCCCCAGAAATGGTCTTATGGCAGCTCAATTTATCGATTCGGCAGAATATACACAAGATGCAATTGTTGCTAATGAGCAACGTATGTACAGTCAATTTATGCCTATGACTGGACAGCTTCCGATGGGCATTCAACCCCCCATGCCTCAAAAGAAAGGTGGCCGCTAATGAACAAATCTAAAGCCAAAAAAGCCGTTAAAAAATCTAAATCCCGGAAACAAATGGCAGAAGCTGCCAATATTGTGGCGGGAATGCAGGCAGCAGCAGAAGCGGCAGCTGGTGCTGTGATCAATCCCGAGATTCAATCTTCACAAATTGACATGCAGCCTCCGACCGTCAACCCTTATCATGCGATGGGCTCGATGGCACCGATGACTTATACACCAGGGAACATGCTCGCTGGCTATAACTCCCCGGTGATGGTTAATCCGAGGGCTTAATTTTAAAAGTTATTAATCCGGATTGATAAATTGTTGCTATAATTTTTTCTAGTGGAGCTTTTGTTCCATTTTGTAGAGGATACTTGTCCTCGGGTATCAGCTAAACCTACGCTGAGAAACCAACATGTTTATCGATAACGATTTCCCGAAGCTGCTGGGCGCGGAGCTGTACCGTCCCCACCCAGCTTACATTGTGGAGATGGCAGCAGAGCCTGTCGTTGTCCACGACTTCACCAAACAGCCCGGTCAAACCGTTCAGTTAGACCGGTATCGTTTCTGGGGCAACCCTGGCACCAAGACTCAGCGTGAGCGCACCCAAGACCAAACGATTGGTACGGCCAACAGCCGCTCCATCGTTAAGGACAAGGTTCTTGTGTCTCTGCGTGAGTACACTGGTCCTGCTGACCCGAACAACGCTACCCTCCCGAGCACCTTTAAGATTGCTCGTGAGACTCTGATGACCGCTCAGCGTCTGCTGCTGGACACCGGGAACCTCAACATGTTCCACCAGTCCATCGGTTCGCTGACTCTGCTCGATGACTACCGTCGTTGGCGCGATCGCGTCTTCCTTGACGAGTTCTCGAAGTCGGAAGCTCGCGGCGCGGCTTCTGATACCCAGGGCGGTTACTACTACCCCAACGGCAAAGTCAAGACTGGTTCGACCACTCTGACTGCCTACACCGCTACCGAATACGCTTCCGAGCGTTACAAGTTCAACGTCAAGACCGACCTGCTGGAAGTTGTCAAGCAACTCCGCAAGCGGAACACCCCCGTGTTTGCTGACGGTTACTACCGTTGTATCGCTGACCCCTCCTTCATGAAGGATCTGCGTGCTGACCAGGGCTTCCGTGAAGTGGCTCGCTATCCTGGCATGGGCCAACCCAATCCTCTGATGGGTTCCATGGCTCCTAACGCCGCTATCTATGGCGGTGGTCAGTACGGCCAAGCCCAGTTTGTGGCTGGCGAACCGGTTATGCCTTCTGGCTTCGTGTTTGAAGGTGTCCGTTTCTTCGAGTCCACCAACTTTGCTGACAAGTCCATCACTGTCGACATTGGCGACGGTGCTGGTGCTGTTTCGCACAACACCCCTCCCGCTCTGTTCTTCGGCCCTCAAGCCGTTGGCGTGGGTATCGGTGGTCCCAACGCTCAGGTTCTGATCAATAACAACGACGACTTCAGCCGCTTCATCATCCTGATTTGGCAGCTGTACGCCGGTTTCGCGAACCTGAACAAGGACTTCGTGACTGCCGCCTTCACCATCGTTTGAGGATAGGAGGTAACTAACAATGGCTGCTTACAAAGAAGAAGCCGGTGCTATTCTCCAGCCCGGTAATCAAATCAACCGTCTGTCCTCCTACAACACCGAAGGTGTGTATGGTTGGCCCGGCGTCGAAGCTTTCGAGCTGATCGGCTATGTGAAGATCAGCAACCTGTCTGCCGATAAGGCTAGCTACAAGAGCTTCGATATCACCATCCCCTCGCCCGATCGTCGCCCTGACGACCGCGTGCGTGATAACCGCACTTCGCTGGTTGTCCAAGCTAGCTCCGCTCGCCCTGCCTATGTGTATGGCGCGTCGATTGCTATCGGTCAGGACATCCCCGCTGGCGGTCTGGCTGGTTTCCCTGCCTCGCCTGTGACTGCCGATATCGGCGGTACCTCGACTGAGGGTCTTCTGCTTGGTCCTAACAATAGTGGTTCCCCCTTCGGCGTCCCCTCGACCCAAGCCAATGGTCTTGCTGCTGCAAGCTCCATCGTCACGGCTAGCAGCTCCCTGTTTGCTCAGGGTCTGACCGATACCACGGTTGCTGACCTTCCCTTTACTGCTAGTGTCACTACTGGTGGTATTGTGGCAGCTGACTTCGCTAACGCGATGTTCTATCGGGTGACTGCAGACACCACCTTCAAGGTGTTCAACGTTAATGGCGTGACCTCGACCAGCGTTGACGGTGACGGCGTGTTCATCAGCCAAGCCGACTATGATGCTGGTAAGGCCGGTTACATCCTGTGCCGTGTCAACTACCTGCGTCCTGCTCTGGGCGTCTCCTGGAACGATATCCAAGGTTCC